TACGATGATTTTGATTCTGAAAAGAATTTTTATAAAGTATTATTTAAACCAGGAGCTCCTGTACAGGCAAGAGAATTAACAACTTTACAATCTTTACTTCAAGATCAAATACAGTCCTTTGGATCTCATATGTTCAAGGAAGGGAGTGTAATTATTCCTGGTGGTATTTCTTATGACGGACAATTTTATGCGGTAAAGTTAAATTCTTTAAATTCTGGTATAGATATTTCATTATATCTTGAAAATTTCATAGGAAAGAAAATAACAGGTCAAGTATCTGGAACTACAGCAAAAATTCAACATGTTGAATTTGTAGATGGTATTAATGTTGATGATATAACAATATATGTAAAATATATAGATTCTGATAATAATTTCACTTTCAATCAATTTGAAGATGGAGAATCTTTAAGTGCTACTGAAAATGTAGAGTATGGAAATACAACAATTACTGCAGGAACACCTTTCGCATCTCTAATATCATCTGATGCAACATCTATAGGATCTGCTGCATCTATTAGTAATGGGATATATTTTGTTAGAGGTTATTTTGTAAAGGTTGCAGATGAAACTATAATTTTAGATAATTACACTAATACTCCATCATATAGGGTTGGATTAAAAGTTGATGAAACAATTATCAGTGCAAAAGAAGATGAATCTTTATATGATAATGCTAAAGGATTTACTAATTATGCTGCTCCAGGTGCAGATAGATTTAAAATAGGTTTATCACTTACCAAAAAATTAATAAGTGACACTAATGATATTGATTTTATTGAACTTTTAAGAGTTAAAGATGGTAAGATACAAAAACTCAACACAAAAACACAATATAATGTAATTCGTGATTATTTGGCATCAAGAACTTATGATGAGTCTGGAGATTATGCTATAACTCCATTCAATCCATCAATACATAATTCATTAAATAATAGGACAGGTAATAACGGTATATATTTTGATAATGAAAAAACAGAACAAGGAAATGAGCCTTCCGATGACTTAATGTGTCTTAAAATATCTCCAGGAAAGGCATATGTAAGGGGATATGATATTGAAAAACCAGGAACAACAATTATTGATGTAGATAAACCAAGAGATACAGAATCATTATCTAACGTAGTTTTACCATTCAATATGGGAACTCTTCTAAAAATTAATAAGGTAAATGGAACACCAAAACAAAGAGAACAGGTAGGATTAAAGAATAGATTAGCGGGAGATATAGGTGCTCAAATTGGAGAAGCAAGAGTATATTCATTTAACCTTACTGATTCTAAGTATGAAGATGCATCTACAGAGTATGATTTAAGATTATATGATGTTCAGACATGGACTAAATTAACATTAAATCAAAGTGTTGATGCTGATGATATTCCTGTAAGTGCTTTTGTAGAAGGTAAAAGTAGTGGTGCCACTGGTTTTGCAGTTTATGCTGGTGGTAATAGTCAACATATTTACTTAAGACAAACTTCTGGTACTTTTTCCAAAGGAGAGGGTTTACTAGTTAATGGAATAGACTTTTCAAGAATAATTAAAGAATTTTATGCGTATGGAATTAGAGATGTAAAATCAGTAGGCCAAATATCACATACAGGATTTCCTTCTTTTACTGCAAACACAGTTCTACAAAGATTCAGAATTCGTGGAATTGACCAACTAACTATTCCATGCAGACCTAATGGTGGTGGAGGGTCTGGTACTGTGACTGTAACATCTGGAGGAAATGCTACATTTACTGGTGTAACAACAGATACTATTATTGCCTATCAATCACCTGGAATTAATACTGAAACATATAATAGAGTTTCTAGTATTGCATCAGATGGTTTATCAATAGAATTAAGTCCAATAGTTTCTGGTGTTAATAGCACTGGTGATGTTTATGTTGGAAAATTACCAGAAACTGGTGTTGCTGGAATTGCTACTGATTCATTATTTACTACTCCATTTGCCATGGCACCTAGTGTAGTAAATAATGGAGGATTATTTGCACCTTTACCAAATTCTAACATATCTTCAGTAGATCTTACTGGATCTACATTGACTATTTCTGAGCAAATAACTGGAGAATCAACTGATAGTAGTGGTGAACTTCAATTTGATCTTTCATCTGTAGGAATTACTAGTGCTGCATATGCAACTTTTGATCAGGAAAGATATTCTGTAGTCTATCATGATACAGGAGTTCCAGCTACTATTGAAAGTAGTCAATTTAATATTACAAATAATACAGTAACTATTAATGGATTACGTACAGGTCAAACAAATAATCTTATAGTAGACACCACACTTGTTAAATATGGTATTCAAAGTAAAATAAAACAATATAATAGAAGTGCATCTGTTGTAATTTCAAGATCCAAATATAAACAATCTGGATCTACAGCAAATAACAGTTTAAATGATGGATTAACTTATAATAAGTATTATGGTGTAAGAGTTCAAGATGAGGAAATATGTTTAAATTATCCTGATGTATCAAAAGTAGTATCTGTTTATGAATCATTAGATAGTTCAGATCCAACTTTAGATAAGATTCAATTTACGTCAACTGCTAGTGTTCATACTAATTCTATAATTGGAGAACATATAATAGGTAGTACAAGTAAAGCAACAGCAAGAGTTGTTTCATCACCATCAGTAAATAATCTAGAAGTTGTTTATTTGACAAGTGATAAATTAGCTGCAGGTGAATCTGTGCTTTTTGATGAGTCCAAATTAAATACTGAAATTGAATTAATTACTTTAGGTAATTATAAAAATATAACTGATAACTTTAATTTAAATAAAGGACAAAAATCAGAATATTATGATTATTCAAAAATTGTTAGAAGAAAAGGAACTGAAGAACCATCAAGCAGATTATTGGTTGTATTTGATTATTATTCAGTACCATCTGATGATGATGGAGATGTATTCACTGTTCTCAGCTATGACAAAGAAAGATATTCAAAGGATATTCCAACAATTAATCCTTTTGGTATAAGAGCATCTGATACTCTTGATTTTAGACCTAGAGTTTCTGTATTTGATCCTGCAACTGCAATAGCCAGTCCATTTGATTTTGCTTCTAGGAGTTTTGGTGATAGTCCAAAATATCTATTATTATCTGATGAAGGTTCTATGCTAGGTTATGATTATTATCTACCTAGAATTGATAAATTATATCTAGACAAATTTGGTAAATTTATTTTAGAAAAAGGTAAGTCTTCAAAATATCCTAAACCACCCGTAAAAAATGATGCATTGATGCAAATTGCAACAATTAATCTTCCTCCATATTTGTATAATCCACAGAATGCAACTATATCTTTAATTGATAATAGAAGATATACTATGAGAGATATTGGTAATATTGAAGATAGGGTAGAAAATTTAGAACAAGTAACAACATTATCATTACTTGAATTGGATACTCAAGTTCTTCAAATTCAAGATGCTGATGGAAGAAATAGATTTAAGAGTGGATTTTTTGTTGATTCTTTTAAAGATTATTCTTTAATAGATGGTCAATTATCTTCAATACAGATAATAGAAAGATTAAATGAATTAGTTCCTATTGTTAGTAGAAATAGTATTGCATCACAATTAGTAACACTTGATGAATCTACTCCACAAAATCAAGATTTTAATGAAAATTTCTTAACATTAGATCCTAATATACAAAAAACTGGAGATGCTATAACTTTAAAATATGAAGAAATTGATTGGTTAGAACAACCAATGGCAACAACTAGTGAGAATGTCAATCCATTTCATGTTGTAGTTTATACAGGAAATATCGAATTAAATCCACAGAGTGATAGTTGGGTTAGAACTATTCAACTACCAGATAATAATATTCACATCACTAATTCTCAAACTATAACTCAAAATCTTACTAGTTCAATATCTTTAGATTTGGGAACAGTTAGCGATATATCTGTTAATACAAGAACTCGAAGGGTGCCAAATCCTGGAAGAAGAGGAACATCACAGTCACAAATAACTGGGTTTAGAGGTACTGATACAACAAATAGAAATGTAAGTAGTAGTGAGACTACTAGTCAATCATCTTCATTTAATGTGGACGATGTTAATACTAGAAATGAGTTAGTAGCATCTGGTGATGAAGAATTTATGAGATCAAGAAATACTCAATTTATAGCAACAAATCTTAAACCATCTACAAGATATTATCAATTCCTTGATGGTAGAAGTGATGCTGATTTTGTACCAAAATTAATTGAAATTGCGACAGATTCAACTTTAAATACTGCGGGTGCTACTAATGCATTTGTTGTAGGAGAGACTGTTACAGGTTATGTGAATGATGTAGAGTTAATTAAATTTAGAGTTTGTAGTCCTAGACATAAATTTGGACCTTTTAACAATCCAACGTCAATATACACTATTAACCCATATAATAAAACTGAATCTATTTCAGAAACTTATAGTCAATCATCTAAAATCCTTAATGTTGATACAACAGCATTATCTACAGAAGCACAAGGATTATATTCTGGATATGTAACTGTAGGTATGAAATTAGTTGGAAATAATGGTGCAGAAGCTTATGTTAAAGATTTAAGATTATTAAGTGATAATTATGGAGATGTAATTGGAACATTCTTTTTAAGAAATCCAAATTCAAGTCCAGTTCCTTCAGTTAGAATAGAGACTGGTACTAAAACATTTAAATTAACATCAAGTCCTACAAATGAACGTGGTGCTCCTGGAAGCAATGAAATTTCTCATGGAGAAGGAAGATATAGTTCTACTGGAACACTAAATCAATGGGAGAATACAGTAACAACTACAGCTAATGAAACGATTCTTGAAACAAATTTAACTACAAATGCAAGTGCTAATTTGACTGTAAATGAACAAGAACTTGATGTAGTAACTACTGAATATTATGATCCTTTGGCACAAACATTTATAGTTGGTGGTAATGTTGAAGCACCATCTGATATTGACCTAAGTGATGATGTAAATGGTGTATTTTTAACATCTGTTGACTTGTTCTTCCGCACGGTAGATAGTGGAAATGCTCCTCTTAGAGTTCAGGTAAGAACTGTTGATTTAGGATTCCCTACTTTGAATACTGTTGGAAAAACTGTTACATTAAGACCTACAACAACAGATGCTAATGGAAATATTGTAAGTAATATACAAACATCGGAAGATGGATCTGCTGCAACTAATGTAAAATTCCCAGAACCAATTTATTTACCACCAGGTAGAGAATATGCCATAGTAATAATTTCTGCAAATAGTGATGAATATACAATGTGGACTGCTGAAATGGGTAAAGCAACTGTAGAAACAACAACTATTCCACCTACTGAGAATGCAGTATCTGCAGTATATGAAAGACAATTTGCACTTGGAAGTTTATTTAAGTCTCAAAATGGTTCTATATGGACACCAAATCAATATCAAGATCTTAAATTTAAATTATATAAAGCAAACTTTACTCAAGAAACGGGAACAGCCTTTTTCTATAATCCAGAATTAAATAGAAGTAATGGTTATATTCCAACATTAGGATTAGATCCCATAAGAACTCTATCTAAGACTGCTACTATTGCTATTAGTAACCTTAATGAAACTATTCCTGATAGAAATACTTTAGTTGGAATATTAACAACAGGAAGAAAACTTTCTGGCGTTAATGGTAAAGGTGGATCTGCTACTATTGTTGGTAGAGGAAGTTCAGTATTTGATTGTGGCACTATAACTGAAGGAGGGTTAAATTATATAACTGATAGTTCTGTAGACACCTTTAACATTATTGGTAGTGGTTCTGGATTAAAATTAAATATTACTTCTGTAGATGGTACAACAGGAGCCATTGGTGTAGTAACATTTACAGGAACTGCTTCAGAACGTGGTACAGGATATCAAAATGGTGATGTTGTTGGTATTGTAACTAGCACTGTTACAGGATCAACAGCTACGTATGGAACAGGTAATGGTGCTAAAATCACTGTTGGAGTATCCACTGATATAGACACTTTATTTGTATCTAATCTATCAGGTGAAGTTGGTGGTTCTGGAAAAGAATTTACAACAGGAATAGGAGTAAGTTACTTTAATAATTCAGGCACTATAGTTTCAACAGCTCTTACTGTAACATCAGCTAGTGCAACTGGTGGAGAAAGTTCTGGAAATCAGATTAAAGTATCGCACTTTAATCATGGAATGTATTCCAATACTAATAAAGTTGTATTGAGTAATATTGAATCTAGTGTAGCACCAACTACATTGAGTGCATCTTTAAATAATACAGAAACTACTAATATATCTGTAATAAGTGGTACTAATTTTACTACTTTTGAAGGACAATCTGTATCTGCAACTAATCCAGGATTTGTAAAAATAGGTAATGAGATTATTTCATATAGTTCTGCTAATGGTAATACTCTTGGAATAAGTACTAGAGGTATTGATTCTACTGTTATAACAAATCATGACACTAATCAATTAGTATATAAGTATGAATTAAATGGAGTTTCTTTAAGAAGAATTAATGATATTACACATACTGTTGCAGAACCTATTGGTATAGATGATTATCATATAGCAATTGATATGTCTGCAAATGGTGTGAATAGAAGCACTGATGGGGTTCCTACTGGATTTCCTGCACTTCAGTTCTCTAACGAATCTTCTGTTGGTGGTTCTAGAGTCAGAGCCACAGAAAATATTGCATATACTACAATAACTCCTCATTATAATGTTCGAACACCTGGATCATTAACTTCTGTAAGTGCAAGAATTAGAAGTGTTACAGGTACAAGTGTATCTGGTTCAGAATCTTCATTTAATGATGTTGGGTTTGAAGCAGTTTCATTAAATGTTCCCAATACTCTAACTTCTACTAGAATGGTATGTTCTAGGGTTAATGAGAATGAATATTTAAGTGGTTTACCAAGAAATAAATCACTTACTACTGGAATTAATTTTAGAACTTCAGATAGTAATTTATCTCCAATATTACATTTAGATAGAGCATTTTCAGAATTAAGAATGAGTCGTTTAGACAACCCTGTAGTAGATTATTCTACTGATAGAAGAGTTAATTCAATTCTTAACGATCCTCATTCTGCTGTTTATGTTTCTAGAGTAGTTGATTTAAAAAATCCAGCAACATCTCTTAAAGTTCTTTTATCTGCTTACAGACACTCTTCTGCAGACTTCAGAGTGCTTTATACACTAATAAGAGCAGATTCTTCTGAAGTTGAACAAAAATTCGAATTATTTCCTGGATATGACAACGTAACATTTACTAATGATGCTGGATTCAAGGTAGTTGATGAATCATTAAAGAGTGGTTTACCAGATACATTTGTTCCTGCTAGTTTGGACAATCAATTCTTAGATTATCAGTTTACAGCAGATGATTTAGACTTGTTTGTTGGATACGCAATTAAAATTGTAATGTCTGGTACAAATCAGGCATATACACCAAGAATAAAAGAATTAAGGAGTATAGCAGTAAGATGATAAAAGTAGAGGGTCATACACATCTATACAGAGATGAAAAAAGTGGTGCTATAATTAATTGTGATTCTATGGGATACAATCAATATGTTAATTCTTTACGTCAAAAAGAATTGCAAAAAAATGAATTAGATAAGATAAAAGATGATATTAATGAAATTAAATCCCTCCTTAAAAAATTGACGATGGGTAATAATATAAATATCTAAAGATAATAGTATTTGCTTGAATAATAATGGCAGTATATGTATCCAATATCACAATTGAACAAGGTTATGATTTTGATACTTCCTTTCAATTAGAGGATACCAGAACTAACGAACCATTGTATCTAGTTGGAGCTAGCTGCGAAGCACAACTTAGAAAATCATACACCAGCTCTACGGCAGTTTCGTTTGGAGCTTCAGTGTCTGATGCTGAAACAGGACTCATTTCTATAACAATGACGGCAGCGAAAACCGTATCATTGAAACCAGGAAGATATGTATATGATGTAAAAATAGTTAATGCTGGAAAAGATTATAAAGCAGTTGAAGGCACAGCATTAGTACGACCAGGAGTAACTAGGTAATGCCAACGATAAACGATAGGATTGGATCTCAAAATGTAATTCGTGTATTATCCAATGCATCTGCACCACCGACAAGAATAGTAAATCTAACTGACGTTAATACTGCACGTAAAAACGAAGATGGAATGTTGCTTGTATGGGATTTATCCCAAGAAGCATTCTATATGTCAGATTCTCTGGATGCTTATGGATATCATTTTACTGGTGGGGCAGATGCGAGTGGAATAACAACATTTTCTGGAACAACAAATTCAATAAGTGTAACTACTGGTTCTGTAACTTTTGCTGGTGGTATAGGAGTAGGAAAGAATTTAAATTTAGGTGGACAATTAGCAGTTACAGGAATATCTACATTTTCCAATACTGTTGATGTTAATGCAGATGTTGATATATTAAGAGGGTTAAATGTTTCTGGAATCTCAAGTGTACAGTCACTTAGCATTGGATCCACACAAGTAATTAGTAGTGCGAGAGAACTTCAAAATATTTCATCACTTGATGCAACAACTACAGCAACAATTGAAGCTGCTATTAAAGTTGCACCAAATACATTTACAGATTTAAAAATTACTGGTGTTTCTACCTTTATTGGTATTGCTACATTTGGTGGTGGAATCGCAGTTCAGGCAGGAGTATCTACTTTTAGTGCTCTTGTAGATGTTAATAATCGTCTTGATGTAATAGGTGGTGCTAATGTAGATCAATTAAATTTAACTGGTGTTTCTACATTTGCGAGTGCTGTAGATATTAATGCTGGTTTAGATGTTGATGGGCAAGCAGATTTAGATGAGGTGGTTGTTGCTGGTGTAGCGACATTTAGCAATACTGTTGATATAGATGGTGCAATAGATGCTGATGGTGGTGCTAATATTTTTGGTGGATTAACACTAGATCAGTTAAATGTAACTGGTGTTTCTACATTCGGTGATGACGTATCATTCACTGCTGGTGGATTAGATGTCACTGGAATTATAACTGCTACTCAATTAGATATAGGCACTGGTGGTGTTGATATTGATGGAGAAACCCAATTAGATGAATTAGTTGTTGCTGGTGTGGCAACATTCTCTGCTCTTGCAGATGTTAATAATCGTCTTGATGTAACAGGTGGTGCTAACATAGATCAGTTAAATGTTACTGGAATTTCTTCATTCACACAACTTGATGTAAGCACAGGTGGATTAGATGTTGATGGTCAAACAGATTTAGATGAAGTTGTTGTTGCTGGTGTTTCTACATTTCAAAGTGATGTAGTTATTGTTGGTGATTCAGCAAACGTTCAATGGGATAGAAGTCAAAATTCTTTAGAGTTTAGTGATAATGGATATGCAACATTTGGTGATGGTAGAGATTTACAAATTTATCATGATTCGTTTAATAGTTACTTAGATAATAATACTGGAACTCTTTATCTTAGAAGTGTTAGTGGAACTGGAGGAGGAATTTATTTAGATCCTACCAGTACCAGCAGAGGATTAGTTGTTTCTCCTAATGGTGCGGTAGAAGCATATTGGAATAATTTAAAACGTTTTGAAACATCAGGAATTGGTATAACAGTAACAGGACAATTAGATAGTACTACTTTAAATGTAACTGGTGTATCAACATTCTCTGCTCTTGTAGATGCCAATGCTCGTCTTGATGTAGCAGGTGGTGCTAACATAGATCAGTTAAATGTAGCAGGTATTTCTACGTTTGGTGCCGTTGATATTAATGGTGTTTTAGATATAGATGGTCAACTAGATGTAGATGAACTTGTAGTTGCTGGTGTTTCTACATTCTCTGCTCTTATAGATGCCAATGCTCGTCTTGATGTAGTTGGTGGAATTAATGTAGATCAGTTAAATGCTACTGGTATTTCTTCATTCATACAACTTGATGTAAGCACTGGTGGATTAGACGTTGATGGACAGACCGATTTAGATGAGTTAGTAGTTGCAGGAATAGCTACATTCATAACAGATGTAAATATTACGGGACTGCTTACAGCAGGAGCGATTGAAGGAGGATCATTCTAATGTCAAAACCAGCAAGTAGACAAGAATTAATTGATTATTCTCTAAGAAGGTTAGGAGAACCTGTAGTTGAGATTAATGTTGCTGATGAGCAAGTAGATGATTTGGTAGATGATGCTCTTCAATATTTCCAAGAACGTCATTTTGATGGTGTGGAAAGAATGTATTTGAAATATAAACTTACTGAAGATGATATTAATAGAGGAACAGCTCAAGTTGGAGGAACTAATACTTTAGGTATTACAACAACATCAGGTATTTCAACTACTGTGAGTGGTATGTCTGATATGAATAATAGTTTTTATGAGACATCTAATTTTATACAAGTTCCAGATTCGGTTATTGGTATAGAAAAAATATTTAAATTTGATAGTAGCACTATTTCAGGTGGAATGTTTAGTATAAAATATCAATTATTCTTGAATGATTTGTATCAATTCAATTCTATAGAATTACTTCAATATTCCATGGTTAAAACGTATCTTGAAGATATTGATTTTCTATTAACTACAGATAAACAACTAAGATTTAATAAAAGACAAGGAAGATTATATATTGATATGGATTGGGGTTCAGAAACTAAAGATACTTATTTGATTATTGATTGTTATAGAATTTTAGATCCTAATACATTTACTGGTGTTTATAACGATAGTTTCCTTAAAAAATATTTAACATCACTCATAAAACGTCAGTGGGGACAAAATCTACTTAAATTTAGAGGAACTAGACTTCCAGGTGGAGTTGAACTTAATGGTAGAGAATTGTATGAGGATGCAGAAAGAGAATTAGAAGATATTAAACAGAGAATGACTCAAGAATATGAATTACCACCATATGACTTTATTGGATAATTATGGCATTAAATTCTTATTTTTTACAAGGATCAACAGGTGAGCAAAATCTTGTTCAGGATTTAATCAATGAACAAATCCAAATATACGGTACTGATGTATATTATCTTCCTAGAAAAATATTTAAAACAGATAATATTATAAAAGAAGTTCAATCATCAAAGTTTGATGATAGTTTTTTATTAGAAGCATATTTGAATAATTATGATGGATATGCTCCTGATAGTGATGTAATGACTAAATTTGGATTAAGATTGAAGAATGAAGTAAATCTTACAATATCCAGAGAAAGGTTTGAAGATTTTATTGCACCTTTTCTTGAAGGTATATCATCTGGTATTAGAGAAGGTAGAATTACTGATTACACATTTGGTGATTTAGTCAGTAGACCAAAAGAAGGAGATTTAATATATTTTCCACTTGGTGAAAGGTTGTTTGAAATAAAAAGAGTAGAATTTGAAAAACCATTCTATCAATTAGGTAGTCTTTATACTTATGATTTAAGTTGTGAATTATTTGAATATGAAAATGAACTTATTGATACTAGTATTAATGAGGTTGATGATACTGTGGGTGATGAAGGATATATTTCAACTATTAATTTAGTTGGACTTGGAATTACAGCCACTGCAACTGCAAGTATAGGGACTGGATGTATTAGAGAAATTATTCTTAGTAATGATGGATCTGGATATACTTCTACTCCTACTGTTGTTATTTCAGCAGCACCATCAGATGGATATAGTGCAAGTGCTGTTGCAATTACTACGACTGTTAATAATGTCACTTCTATTTTAAGACTAGAAATGACAAATGCTGGTTATGGATATACAGTTCCACCAACAATATCCTTTAGTGGTGGTGGTGGAAAAGGTGCAATTGCTACATGTTCAATTTCAACTACCTCTGGTGTATATCAAATTAATTTGGATGGAATTGGTGATGGATATGCTAATGTTGCTCTCACAACGGTTACAGCACCACCTACAGGAATTAATACAGCAGTATTATCTCCAATTATTGATACAAGTAATACAGGAATAAGTACTGTACATATAATCAATTCTGGTATGGGATACACTGTTGCTCCATCAATTGCGTTTAATAGTCCATATTCAGGAATTGGTACTTATGTTTATAATGAAACGGTTACAGGTCAATCTTCTGGGGTTACAGCAAAGGTTAGAGACTTTAAGAAAGATTTTGATACAGATAAGATTGATCCTCCTACATATTTACGTGTATCACTAAATACTGGTAAATTCTATAGTGGTGAAGTTATTGTTGGTTCAGCATCTTCAGCACAATATATAATTGAAAGTCATGACCTTGATAGTTATGATCAAGCATTTGATTCTAATGAAGATATAGAAACAGAAGCAGATTCATTACTTGATTTTTCAGAATCAAACCCATTTGGACAATACTAATGTTAGGAACTTATTATTACCACGAAATTATAAGAAAAACGATTATTTCTTTTGGTACTTTGTTTAATAGTATTAATATTAAACATAAAAAAAGTGATGGTACTATTCTTGATGATATTAAAGTTGGTCTTTCTTATGGACCTCAACAAAAATATTTGGCAAAGATACAAGAACAGGCTGAGTTGTCA